AGCCATTGTGTTAAATCTATTGCTATTTCGAGAAGGTGTAGTCCTATATCAAATATTATTAAAAAGCTCAAGAGCCGCCATCCGTAGATCATTTCTATCTCCTTATAAAGTAAAACTAACACCACACCCACATGCATCTTGCACATTAGGGTTGTTTATTGTAAGTTCAGAACCTGCCAAACTAGAGTTGTAATCAACTACACTTCCAGCTACGGCAAGCTCTGCATTTTGTTCAACTACTACTAAATCTGCAACTACTCGACCATTATGATCTTCATCCGCATAGTCCCAAACATATTCAAATCCAGCACAACCACTTGGTTTTAAACTAAGACCTACATATTTGTGACCTTTCTCTTTTAATTGTTCCTCAAGATACTTCTTCGCATTGGCAGTTAATGTCAACATTTTTTCCCTCATAATCGCTTATAGCGGCTTTTATTGCATCTTCTGCAAGAACACTACAGTGAATTTTTACTGGGGGCAAGCTAAGTTCTGTAGCAAGCTCGGTATTCTTGATCTGACTAGCGTCTTCAAGTGTCTTTCCCTTAACCCACTCGGTAAGCAAAGAACTCGATGCAATGGCGGATCCACATCCGTAAGTTTTAAACTTAGCGTCTTCAATGACTCCTTCCTCAGAGACTTTAATCTGTAGTCGCATAACGTCACCACAAGCAGGTGCTCCAACCATACCCGTACCCACGGATCGATCACTTTCAGGTAGTCTTCCAACGTTTCTTGGTCTTTCATAATGGTCTAATACCTCTTTAGAGTAAGCCATATTGTTTCTCGAATTTCCCCATGGAATAGTCATCTCCAATCTCGAAATCACATCCTACAGGGGCTCCTGGGATTTTTATCCCTCTGTCTAGCTGTATAAACTTTTGTAATTCTTTACAGTACCACTCTTCTTCATCATTAGGAACTTCGGCAAGAATAGAGTCATGTACAAGAGCAAAGATACGAGACTTCATATTATTAGCTCTTATATACTCACCCATATCTATAGCTCCAAGAAGGTTAATATCACTAGCAGCAGACTGCACCAGAAAATTAAGGCCGCTCCTAATGGAATGACTCTTGATTCCAGCGTCTGATGATTTAACATTAGGCAACCTTCGCTTTCTTCCAAAGAAACTGTATATGAATCCATTTTGCTTAATAAATTCTTGGCTAGCATCAATCCACTTCCTAAGCATATGAAAAGAATTAAAGTAGTCATCTATTACCTCCTTAGCTTCATTCTGGCTAAAATACTTGCCAGAATCTTTTGTAACTTGTTCACTGATCTTTTTCGGACCTGCACCATACATGATGCCGAAGGTTACAGCTTTGGCAGCTTGTCTTTTATCTTTAAATAATGTATCTACATCCTCAACGGGACATGGTAGTCTAAATACTGTTTTAGCAATCGTACTGTGAAAATTACCCCCTGAACGAAATACTTCCATAAGTGCTTCATCTTTCGCTAGTATAGCAGCTACATATACTTCTGCTGTAGTTAAGTCCATAGCTACAATCTTATGTCCTTCTGCCGCCTTGATGCACCCTTTAACAATAGGATTATCACGAGGCAACTGTTGCATATTTAACTTACCACTAGAACTGAGACGACCGCTAGTAGTTCCATGAAGATTAAAACCCGTACGAAGTCTACTATCGCGATCCAACTGGGGTATGATTTTGTCCAAGTAAGTATTTTTAATTTTGGATTTTTGCCGTATATCAAGGATGAGTCGTGGTACTTCAGACTGCTCGGACAGCCTTTCAAGGACTTCCGCATCTGTTGAGTGAGCACCTGTACCTGTTTTCTTTCCAGTAGGATTGAGACCAATGTAGTCAAATAATAAACTACGCAACTGTACAGTGCTATTAGGGTTAAAGTCTTTTCCATTAATTTTCTCAAACTGTGATATTTTTGGATTCTCATATAGAGTGGCAATAGCCTTATCAATATCATCTTGCATTAATTGCTGTGAGATTTCTAGTCTAGCTCTATTAAAAGGCACACCATTATCTTGGGTATCTGTTAGAAAACGACATCCTGGGATTAATATATTATCGTATACCCATGCTAATTTTTTATTTTGCTTAATCTTTACAAACTTTTCGTAAAGCATAAACGTGCACAATGCATCCATTGCTGCATACGTTTTCATAACATCAAAAGGAATCCAACTCCACTGGAAGTCTCCTTTTAATATTCCATGTTCTTTACGATATTGATCCATCCAATCATACATTGGCTTTTCATAATCTCCATAAGGAGTATACTTAATAGCTAATGTCTTTAGACCGTGCCCTCCTGGGTTCTCATCTATAAGGTAGTGGAGCAACATGGTATCTTCGAATCTTGGAAACTTAAAGTTGAAATGATACTCAAAGAAAGCCAAGTCAAACTTAGCATTGTGAAATACTACAATTTTCTTATCAAATAATTCTTGAAGTAACTTTTCTGTTGTTTCATCAAATGCGTCTGTGTTAATATAGGCTCCATGCTTACCATCATAAGACATAGAAGCTCCTAACATATACCCATCACGAGGATATAATCCTGTTGTTTCGGAGTCAAGAGCTATATATTCACAATCATAATCTATTGCTTTTTGTATAAAATTATTACACTCTTCAGTATCTTCAATACCGAAAGCAATAGAAGAATCTATAATAACCTCTTCTATCTCTCCTTTTATGTACTTTATTATATTATCTTTAGAGTCATCCCATGTCTTGCGTGCTTCAGGCTTGAACTTAAGCATTGCTGGGTTAATAACTGGTAAGTATTTCTCTTCTACTTTCTTACCAGAATACTCTGTAACTGAATTAATTTTGGTAAAGTACTTTAGTGCATCACTACCTACAAGTACAATCCAATCATAGACATTGGTATCAATATCTATATCACAATCTCGTTTTAATACTTTCTTTATACTACGATCAGAACATAATTGATACTGATCAAAGTCAAAAGCACCATCGAATTCCCTACGGAAATCAGTAGCACTTGGTTTAGTTTCTACTAAGGCAACTTTAGCCATATAACTTCCTCATTAATTTATCTATTGAAGTTTGAGTTAATGCACCCGGATCGGTATCCTTTAAGTGGATGTTTCGGGCTACGAGACCAACTTTCTCACACATACTCACTACTTGTTCGGCGGCTTTCTGTCCGGCATCGTCACCATCAAAGAAAACATCCACGTACTCGGCACCTTGAACTGCAAGCATGGCGAGCTTTGTTTCATTAAAATTGTTCGTTCCAAAACAGCATACTGCATTAGTCATACCTTTGTCGTGTAGATTCAACATGTCAAACATGCCCTCTACAAGTACAGCGGAACCCTTTATAAATTCCACTATAGGAAAGAAGGGCAGTTTAGCCCCTGGAGGACTAAACTTGTACTTAGGTAAACCATTCGTAGTATGTCTGCCTTGAAACGCGACAATCTTACCAGAAATATCTCGAATTGGGAAATTAATCCGACCCACAAAGTCGTTATCTTGATGCTGAAAAGCTTCAAACTTCTTATATGTTTCGGGCTTAATATCTCTCCAATTACCAAGATACGGTAAACAATTTTGGGGAAAGGACAAACCAACACTCTCTGCACGTTTTTCTGTCAGTTTTTTCTTAAAAAGGTCACGCCGTAATTGTAATTGGTTTGCCCTTTCCCCAAAACGATTATATACATTACCCTTGTAGCCACATGAAAAACACTGGAATATACCAGTGATCTGGTCTATTTTCATACTAGGGTTTTTATCCTCATGTTCAGGATTTAGACATCTTACTACAAAATCCTTACCCTTTGGGATAAATGGTATTTCTTTACTACTTAATAAAGTCTCAACGTCCATAGTCTACCAACGGCTGATTCTGATTAACCATCTTAGGTACACAATATGCTGTAACTTTATACTGTTTATGTTCTATACGATCTGCATAATAATTGCACGTATTTATACTTGCAAAGTACATATTTTGAGTACCCTGCTCTTCTCCATCTACTATTACCATCAATAAAAATACTAACATTCTCATATATCGTTAATATCCTCTCCAGTCTTTTGGTCATTATCTTCTCTTTCTTTAGGTGATAAAGCGGTGTCCGGCCCTATCTTTAAAGTCTCCCAGTCCATAGTAGAGGTAAACGAACGCATAGAAGCAGAGCGCATTTTGACACAGTTAAATGTCATGCAGGCATCTTCCTGATCCCAGGTCTCTAAGCTATATGCAGCATCAGCTGCGTCTAGTATGCCTTTAGCGAAACGCGCTTCGCCACTAGCGTCCGTTTGGTATGGCGAGAATACTGGGGTTTCGTATTCCTGTGCCATGCTTTTAAGTGCCTTACTAACTTCTATCTGCTCAGTCCAGTCATACTGCCCTCCCCGAGAGGGCTGTTTAGAACGTTTAACTTGATTGATGTAGTCTACGATAATTACGCCAACGTCCATCTTACTTTTCACTTTTTTATCAAGTTCAGACCGTATTTTCGCTATAGTCAAAGAAGCATCATAAACTACATCAAGCTGCTGAGTTGGGAGAAGCTCGCAACTTGTTTTTAATTTATCATGGAATTGCTCAAAGTCTCGATGTTCTCGATACTCTGCTAATCTTTCTTGACTATTTTGGTATCTTCCAGCCCACCATTTGGCTACTGCTTCCCATTCGGTTACACTAAGGTTCTTTGTGCGGAGCCGAGAGAAGGGCACACCGGTAGCAACAGAACAACACCGCTGTAGGATTGATCTACTGTCCATTTCTATAGTGAAATAAATGGCTGATTTACCGGAAGAAAATACGCTATTAGCAATATTGACACACGTGATGGATTTACCTGCCCCTCTACGACCACCGACAAGTATCAAATCTCGGGGGGAGAATGATATTTCGTGATCGTACTCACTATTGAGTCCGAGGGGCAAGTACTTCGCTAAGTCCTCATCTGGTTCGAACAGGGGAATACGTTGCATACTCTCCTGAGGTTGTTCTAATTCAACCTTGTCTTCGACATCCATCACTATTTGGTGTAGATGAGAAACGGATTCCTCTGCATCTTCAAAAGATATAGAGTTATCAACATAATCTTCGAGCTGAGTCAGAATTTCCTTTTGGGTATATTCATTCTTCAAATACTGTAAAAGCATAAATGCATCAGCATCTACTTCTACATTCTCTACTGCATAAAGAAGCTCTTTTGTAGCAGTATCTCGAAGCTCATATTTTAAGTCCTCCACCGTAGGCATCTTATGAAATTTCTCACAGTGTCTGTCTACCTCAGTAAACAATCTGTGGTACTCAGCCGGCAAGTAGTGCTTACGCACTTGTGTCCAAGTCTCGAAGTCTTGTGTCACTAAAACTTGCTTTATAAAAGCACTAGAAATATTCAATTAGATCCCCCGATGATAAAAATATAGCCACAGCACCCCTACCGTGGCTATACCGAAATACTACTTAAGAAGCAGCTTTTTCTTTCTTTGCAGCACCGTCATAGTCTGCGGCTGTCAAACCACGACGTGTCAGCATAGTCTTGACGCCACGAGCAGTCTTGCCGATTTGGTCGGCAATGGCTTCGACTGTCATTCCAGAAACATCTCCGAGGTCAGCCAAAGGATCGTCCTTCGCTGCTCCTTTCGTGTGCTCCTGCTTGGGGATGGCGGCAATTTCTCCAGCGCGTAGTAAGCTAAGAGCCTTGCCCCTAACACTATTTACTGAACGATCCAATTTGTCAGCGATTGCTTCGACAAACGCTCCGTCAGCTACCATTTGAATGAAGGTATTCTCTTCATCAACTGAGTAGGTACGAGGAGTCTCTACTTTTGGAGCTGGCTTGACATGGTCAGTCAGTTCCATAGAGAGGATTTTTCCTTGAATAGACTTCGCAGTAAATGCTCCGTTTTCAAAGTGAGACGCTATTTCAGCGTATGTGTACTCACCGCTATTGTCATTAACAAACGCGGCAAGAGTAGCTTCTTGAGACTCAGAGAAAGCTCTGGAGCTCTTGGCAGAAGCTAGTTCTACGTCATATCCCATCTTACGCAATTTGCTAGATACGGATCGAGTAGAGGTCTCAAGTTGCTCTGCAGCTTCCGCTACAGTGCCTTGAGAAATAGGGGATTCATTCCCTACAAAGTTGGTGAGCTCTTCAGTGCGCTCATCAGTCCACTTCGGCAATGTTGCCATATTCTAATCTCCTAAAAATTCTAATAGATTGGTTACTATCGTTATGCCAGATGCTCTGGCTTTCTTTGTTTTAGCGGATTCAATTCCACTTTCATTTATTAATATATCTACATTACCTGTTAAATTAGTCTTAACATAATATCCTTTTGCTACTAGTGCGTCTGTTGCTTCTGCCTTCGTTTTAAAACTAGACAGTTTACCACTTATACATACAATTTCTGCACCCGCTTTGATTCTTGTTACCTTCTCAAACTTAAAGTCAAAAGGTAGGTGATATAGATTATCACAGAACTCTGTATCATACCAGAGCATTAAATTTTCCCTTGCTGTCGGTCCAAGACCGGCTTCTATACACTTGTCTTCGGTAAGTTCATAAATACTATTAATAACTTTAGACAATTTGTCAGTTGCTGTCTTCCCTATCAAAGGAATACTAAATGCTGGTAACAGCGTATTTAGAGGCATAGTTTTGGATAACTCAATTTGCTCCATTAAACTCTTTGCTAACTTCTCAGAGCTAAGAGCATAAGCTATCCAGTCTACATCAAGAAGATAAATCTCATGAAAGCTTCCTAAATCCAACTTCTCAACAGTTTTCGGTCCAAGACCCTTTATCTTGAGAGTTTTGGCAAAATGCTCAATTTTCTTACTTAGCTGTGCACTACAAGCCGTATTCCTACAATATAGGAGATCGACTTCCCAGACGAGCTTATGCCCGCAGGTGTGACAAACTTCTGGAGCTTTTATTGCCTGCATTTACTTCCCTCTAAAATTGAAAAACTATTATCTCAGAATTTATGTCAAAAGTCAAGAATTATTTTTCCTCAACTCGTTGGACAATACGAGGGATAATTTCACCACTTCGTATGACCTCTACCATGCACCCAATTTCTAAATTCAAACCTCGTATATATTCCATATTATGCAAGGTTGCTCTCGAAACAGTCGCTTCACCTACTACAACAGGATCGAGTATTGCTACTGGTGTAACTACACCTGATTTTCCAGTCTGCCATACAACATCAAGTAGTTTAGTTACTACTCCCTCTTGCTTTTCCTTCAAAGCAAAAGAGCCACGCGGATGGTGAGACGTTTCTCCCATCTTATGATACTCTCGATAGTTGTCTATTCTAAAGACTGTGCCGTCTTGTGGATAATCAAACATCATATCCGTCCAGACGGTTGTAAAGCCATTACTTGATAAGCACTTCATCTCTTGTGTCCAATTCTGACACGTATTCTCCTGAGCATCATAGGCTACAAAGACCAGACTTCCTTCTTTAACTCTGTCAAGAAACTCTGAGATTTCTTTAAGGTTCAATGCACCCGCCGCAAAGTTTCTTGCATTGGGAATGTCTTTATGAGCTACTACTTCTCCAGTTATCTGAAGAATACCTTTTCTTTGAATCTTAGTAGGTATTAGATGCTTGAGCTTGTCGGTGATATCTAAACCCTCCTTTCCATCTCCACGCGTAAGAGCGTGCAAGAGAGTACCTTCAACATAAACTAGAGAGACAGCAGCGCCGTCTAACTTTGCCGTAGCAATTAGTTTATCTAAATTTATATCGAGAGGAGGGTTATTGATATCGAAGCACTTCTGTAGTGACTTCATAGGGTAGATATGCTTAATACCTCGGTGAACAACATGTCCTACTGAGATATAGTCATTTTCTTCTGCTAAACGATCAAACTCCACATCAGTTATGATAGGAGTGCCCGCATAATATAAGTCACTAGCTTTATCCAGTAACTGTAATACTGCTGAATTAGACTTTTGCATATCGGTTTCCCTATTTTTCAGATAATATTATAACAAGAAATAGGTAAAAAGTCAAGGAATTTTTTTAGGAATCGTGCTCATAAACTCGACTTATTAAGTCCCCAAAGTGTTCTTCAATCAATTCTTTAGATTCTGCTAAAGATATTATCTCTATTAAGGAACGAAACAATTCTCTGGAGTTGTTAAAATCGATTGGCATACTAACCCCTTCTCGGGTAGGTAGCCATTCTTCATGGAAATCCAAATAATACTTACGTACACTAAGATACTCAACGCCCCTAAAAGTATTGACTGATACTCGGACTTGGGTTTCTTTTTCTTCGTCATAGTGTATTAAATGCTCATATAAGGCTGGTGCTTCATGAAGTTCCATGTTAGTCTCCGTTCTTTAAAACTGAGGCTAGCGGTACAACACTCGTAATATTCTTAGGTTTTAATAAGCGATAAGAATCTGTATCCCAGCAGAAGAGTAATAAAGTCTCCTCGGATTCTTTCGCGCGATTCTTCTTGTCTTGAATATACTGAGTACTAAAGTCTAAGGTACAAACATTATACTTTAGCTTTTTAGAGTTCTCACTACGGTACGTAATGACAGCATCACCATACTCTGTTACAAGAGATGCTAGTTCTTCCTTCTTCATGAAACTCCTTAGATTAGGTAGGTAAAATCTTTTACTGAACTAATTTCAAGGTCATTTCATTAGATGTAAAAAAACAGAGGGAAGATGGGCTTCCCTCTGCGGTCGGAAACTGAGGCTAGCTCAGCAGTCCTGTAAAGTAGACAGCCGCCTTGCCCGTCAGTTTAGAAATGATTTCTTCATCTACTTCCTTCCCTGCGTCTTGGATAGCTGCGATCAAAGTTTCTTGAGCTGCTGCTTTTGAAACTCTGCTGGTACCTGAAGTGCCACCATTTTTGGCTCCTCCAGTCGCTGGTGTTTTCTTTACATAAACTCCAGCTTTGGTTAGAATCATGCGAACCCCATTAGGACTCTCACTCATCTCGTC